GGATGTTGCCTGCGTAAAAGATACCAGAGGTACATCGTTCGCTAAAACAGGTGTCATGCAAATGAAACCAAAGTTCGTAGTGCCGCTGTCAAAAGTCCCACGCGAAAATCCTGTTACTTTTTGTGAGGGTAGCGGAAACCAATCCTTGGGAAGGCAAGCACCTGACTTACCTTCACAGGGATTAGTGGCCACCTCAAAATAATGCTCGGAACAAGGAGGTATAGTCACGACTGTAGCTGCTTGTGCCATCATTGGGGATTTCTGCACTGTACTGGGTTGTTTTTGCTGCACGGGCTGTCTTACGGGTTGCTTTGTCTGCGTTCGCATAGATGCTGTGGCAAGTGTCTTTGGGGTTGTTTTAGGGGGGGGTTGTTTTGGTTTAGGTTTCGAAGGAGACGTCAAGGTTGACGCCCTTTTCGGCGGTTGTGTGCCTGCTCTTCTACTCCATTTATGTTCTCAAAAACCCGTTTGAACTCACATAAGGGGGTGCGCGTTGAACACCTACGGAATACCGACCGTATGTTGCCCTTGGGTCGCGTTGGATTTATGCATAGTCCACATCACGGAGGACAAGCATAGCGCGATCGGCTATGTAGACTGGGAGCCTTCCGGCCCCACGTATTAAACTTTCAACCCGGTCTACATCATCAGGTTTCAAATTGTAACGAAATTCAATTGCGCTTAGAAGACTTTCGCGATCCAAGCCATTGATTTTTGCATGTGGTTTATAGTCCCAACTTTCGACTAGATCATCCATTTGCGGCAACGAGTCAAGACGTAACGATCCACGCATTTTGACCAAAAAAGGCCCCAACAGCGGATATGTCTCATCTAATTGCCCATATGATGATGCGATTGCATTTGCACAAATTTGTATTGCCTCGTAACCCTTACGTTTTGTGATTACCTCCGGATCTTTCAAAATTTTACCCAGTTTAATCATTGCTGACGGAAGTGGAACCCAACGAAATGGGGAACCAACATCTCTCTGAGTCCGCGTGTTTACAGCCTCGACTAGTTGCCACCAACCCTTCAGAAAGGTGACATGTGTCAGATTGTGTAAACGACGTGTTTTAACAGTGAACCCTACTTTAGCAGCCATCTCTTCTGGAGTAATGTCCTCGCGAAGCATCTTGCACAAATAGGAGATCGTGTTGTGGCTATTGATCGTTGTTGTCATGGAAAGGCCAGTCGGCATCTGCGTCTCAGTTCTTCCCTCAATTAAAATCTCATTCTTAATTTTGATTTTGTAAGGTTTTGAACACTGCTCGACGATCATGTCAACCACGTGGGACGGGGCGCCCAACTTTGGCATCCAAACTCGAAGAGCATTGGTGAGTGGACCAACATCTTGTGAGTGGTCGTAAGCAGATTGGTCACATTCTAAAGCGAGGCAACCCAATTTGTTGGCATACATGCCAGTTAACAAAGCGGAATCATCACCGGAAACCAAAAGTGTCATGACACCAGTTTGAACATGATCGTTCATAATGTCACTCAACAATTCAGCTGTATATCCAGAACAAAAATAAATCCTAACAAAATACTCACCAATTTTATATGTGCGTGTGCCATCCCAAATGTTGTGGAAAACATCGGCAATGGCACGTGCACATTGTAAAGTTCTGGCGTGGTATATAGGGTCCATGTTTGTTATGGCACGAGGTTTAATCGTTACCAGCTCTTCATTTTCCGGGGAAGAAAAGATCTTTGTACAGATCGTCTCATTCCATTTTACTGTGATTGCCTTTGACAGTGATAAGTTAATTCCTTTTAAATCTTGGGAATGGGCATCCAAAATTCTTCGCCCGCGTTTTCCCATTAACTGCGCACATTCTTGGATAGTTGGCATCGCGTTGATTGCATAGTCGTAGAAACCATAATGTGAATTCTCATTTATGATTTCTGCCCAAATCGCATGTCTTTTCGATGCATTATCCGTGTTCTTAAAAGGATTTGCGTGTATTCTGTATAAAAGGGAGATTAACAAATTATGTGTATTCTTTTCAGGTTCCCACATCAAAGCATTGGTCGGGAAAATCATCCACATTTTGTTTCTTGCCGGAACGGGGCTTTCTAACAACTTAACCAATAACTTAGGAATATCCTGCTTTTCATACACAATACCGTGGTGTGTCACTTTTATATAACCTCTCATGCCCTCCGGCAACCAAGTTAATTTCGACGTGACCGCATCCAGGGTTGTTCCTGGGACGAGAGCCTCACTTATACTAACGTCCGGACAAATTGTTTTACATTCATCATGTGCCTCCTTAAAATCAAGAAAATATCTTGTCAGTTGCACTGCTGCAACTGGACGTTTGTGGCGCCTAGAACAGACGCGAAAAAAACAAGACCAGTACAACTATGTCTTGCGTATTAACAAACGTATTAAACAGAGTATGGAACATGACAGATGACCAAAACCCCATGCCTGAATCTGCCAACGCATTCAAAATCAAATGGAATGACAGCGCTTTCGATGCCTCGAAAACCGCAGGTATTGGAGCAATTAGCCACGCATCACGAGCCGGATCCATATGCCTCTCGGCAACGGACACATATGCTGTAAAACAACTTTGAAAATTGAGAAACCACTCATGTACGATTTGTATATTCCACAAAGGTCGCCATAAGTAATACCGCATTAGTTCCTCAATTGTAACCCCAACCACCACGTTCAATAGACCTTGTTGCTGTACGTAGTCGGTGAGCTGTGCCCTGCACATAATGCCCACCCTTGCTTGTACGTATTGCTTAACGATCCTAGCTGGCTGCCATAACAAGGCATTTGCCACGCCATGTTTTGCTATTCGCCTGCTCGTCGCATCAACAATGCTATTGACGCGTTGCGGAAATGAAATCAAACAACCTAAGATATCAAGACGGCTATTCAATACAATCTGCTGGTTGTACCAATCTCGCCATCTCTCAACTCTTTCGGTCATTCCTGAAAACACATTCGCTGTTGCCTGAATTGTCTTCTTGTAGGATTTGATCTTATACCACAAATATAGAACTAGTGTTAGGGCCATGGCAATGGAAACCCACAATCTTCGCTTGGGCTTAACAGAAAACCCAGCTTGAGACCGTGCGACTACCAAATCATTTTCGACGGCCATAAATGACTGTCTAAATGATGCCATTGTTGACACTGTTTCCGTCCTAGTGCCATAGAGAACATAATTTGTCGTGCCGCGCACCATTCGCTCACCAAACATAGGAAACTCAGACACAACGGCGCTCAACACCGGATGTGCTCGAATTTTCTGTGGAATTGTGGCTAACGCGGAATCATAAACGATTCCGGTTGATACGCGCGAACCATAATGCGGAGCTAACTCACACGCAATTGGAACGGCAACCAGCACTGTGGACACACGAGGTTCCACAGACAAATGCTCCGCATAGTTTTGTAGGATAGGAATTCTTTCCAAGACGGCGTTGTATGCAGACACACACGTGTCTTCAAACGCCTCGAGGAGAGATGGCTCAGTTGCTATTTGACGAAATGCAACAAGCGGGTCAGTTTTTGGTGGTGTTTGGGCAATCAGCTGGCTCCCACCTTGCGTTGGGCGCATCTTAAAGAACCGATAAGGTCCCATTATATCCAGCTCTGATATATCCAACCCATCAACCGACCTTTGCATGAGCCAATCCACGGAAGGGTGGGCGCCGTATGGTGCGGCGCCAGGGGACGGTCTAAAATTGATCAACCCTCCCTCTCTAATCCAAACTCCCTCAGTCCTTGTGCATTTCTCACCGTTTACCATCATACTATAAACCTCAGCCCCAGCTTCGCCCTCAAAAACTCTTAGGAGAGCGTACACTGTGCCTGTATGTGTTTTGTTGCAAAGTCGCAACACGTCACTAGGTTTCAAAGCATCAAGGTGAGTGCTACCACACTGATACACATCACAAATGAATGCGACATCGTATAGTGCGTCTGGTTGATACGCAATTCTCGTCTCAAAATTGCGTGCAGCATCACCAGCAATCGGTGTATTCGGTGCACAGGTCCAATTTACCTCTAAGTTCTTGGCGTAGGGTGGCGATTTTCGCGGATCAATACCATGATCCCGATTCGAACCAAAGAAAGACAAAACTGACAAAGCCGTCTTTCCTCTTCCCTCACATTTGATCATCCGAACAGCAGCCGCTGCTCTACATAACGCAGCAATCTGATGTGCATTAGATTGCTTGGCCACGGGATGCACCGGCACACCGATTGACTCGGCGTACGCGATCGCAAATGCGTCCTGTTTTGCAACAGGAACTCCATGAGCTGTTGCCCATTCTAATAGGGTGTTGTACTCTGGTTGTCTAGAGCCCTCAACGCTACCTCGAACAGGCGACTCGGCACTTGGGTTTTGGCCCTCTTCCGGGCGCTGGTCAACACGCGAGGGGGGTGCAATCGACTGACGTGATTGGACATTTCCCCTCTCCACTCCCTTCTTTTCATTCCTTTTGGTTCCGGAAGAATCGGTTTGTTTCTGTGCTCCAGGTGGCACCAACAGAGGCGTGTCTTGCCTCCGATGTGCCAGATTTGCGGCTGGCGGATCAGCTTCCTCTCGTGTGGTCACCGAACCGAAAGGAAAAACTGTCTCACCATATCCTGCACCTAAACGGATCTGCGAGACTGGAATAGGCTTCCACTCCTCGCGCGATCCGGCGGTTCGGTACACCGGTGCAATCAGGGCTAATTCTGCTTCCGTAAAATTGTGTGAGCCTGCCCACTCAATCGGAATAGGAAAAATCCCAGGGGCCACTATTTGCTGCGCTGAAACTGGATAAGGTTTCACGAAAATAAATGGACTTTTGCGACCATCAACTGGTGCTGGAATGAAAAACTCGTATTGTGAACGAGGCTTACCCGTAGGTACGCCCCTTTTCGCACGAATCACCTTCCTGCCGTCGTCTCTGGTTGACTTTGATTTTGGCGGATCACCACGTGGGTTCTCCGGGACTACAGTGGACTGTTCCATAGAACAAAC